ACAGTCCAAGAACAGGCTTTTGAAGCTTTATAACCTCATTCATAAAGTTCTGGTTGCCAGCTTTGGCGATCTTCACCTTGAACCCTGCTCTTGTTACCAACCACTTACCTTCAAGTGCGGCCTCTTTGTCTACTGCATAAGCTTTTGATAAGTCCATAATATTGTCTGTGTGTTAAGATTATGGGTGAATATTTGTTATTTGAATTGCGTAGTCAGCAGTGGCATCACCCAAGGCCACGAACTGAGCATCAGTAAGAATGTCTTCACTTCCCTTTACAGGCATTTTGTCCGACTCCAGCTTGCATTTGGGAAGTAGGAAAGTATAACCATTGCCGTTGGCATCTTTGACAGTCCACTCAAAAGAGAATGGGGTTCCGGCAAGCAGTTTGTTATAAAGATCAAGGTCAGTAAAATAGGCAGTGAACTTACCCCCAATATCAATTTTGTGAGCATTCGTTTCGCAAGCACCTAAAACACCAACTCCAGTTTTACCAGTAATGTTATTATTAACCTCAACCGTGAACTCTTTCACCTCACACTTACCAGTTGCAACACCGTCAATCTTAATATCAGATATATTGGTGATGGTGGAAAATACTGGGTTATCTGTAGCGGCAACGTAGGTTGCTCCAACACTTGGCGTTCCGTCTGCTACTTCCTTGAGACCAACAAAACCAAAGGAACACTCGACCATTGAAGAGTCCTTATATTCCATCGTCCAAGTGTCAACCGCCATTCCAAAATATTTGAAATACTGCTTAATATCTCGGTGTCCTTTCTCAAAATAGAACGGCTGTACAAAGTCGCCATCTTTGGCAACATCAGCAGTAAACTTTTCACACATAATTGCGGCTAGCATCATCTCATCGTTTGGTGAAAACTGATACATCATCTCAGCCTGAATACCACCACCAACAGAAAAGCCTGTTATTGTAACATCGGTCAATCTGCGTGTACCTTGCACATTGTTAGATTTGCTTGTTGTAATATCTGCTCCAACATCCATCTCTGACCAATTAAGATAAGTCAGTGCAGGTGTTGCTGGCATTACATCAGGTGTAGCTGGATCTTGTTTAATCATTGCCAGATAAGTATTGGCTCCTGTTGCGCTCATTCTATTTCTCCTTTATTTAAAGACAAGTGTCGTATGTAAATGGAATTGTCACAGACAGGCTGTACCACTCCTTTTCTTGAGGCATTCTCATAACGGTCGGTGCATGGAATACGGTGTAGTCATTGTTGTTATTGACCACAAATATATCAAACAATTCATCAGCGTAACCTGAGATTGTATCAGTGTCTGTGTTCTTTGGTACAAAGAGGTCAATTGAAACATATCCAGAAGCTCTGAATCTGAACCCCATTGCAACCCGCTCATGGGAAGGAACATATAGCCGAGGTCTGATAAATGAAATTCCTCTCTTTGGAACGTAATCAATATTGTCCCAAGCAATCGGCGTGGTGTGCCAATGTTGTGTGAGCAGACCGTTTACAATTGCGTTTACTTCCTGAATCATTAACCAATCCTCTTTCTGCTCAGTCTGTCAGCAAGCATTCTTGCCTCAACTTCCAGAACAATTATTGTAGGTCTGATCGTCGGTTGTGCTTCCATGTTTGATGTCCCTGTTTCAAGATATAAAGCGTACTCAGTATTGTTGTACAAGGTCACGGTATCTCCAGCGTCAACAGCAGGATTTGAGTAAGGCTTGCCTGGCACCTGTAATGTCCCAGACTTGTAAGGGTTATTCAAAGCACCTGTTGCAGGAGAAGAAACGGTTACGTCCCAGTTGCTTCTTAAAAATCCAGTGTCTGTTGCTGATCTTGTAACAAGCTCGTTATAACCTTTCATTGCAAGAACGCTGAGAACATCTCCAAACTTGTCTTCAGTGAGGTCGCCAAGTCTTATTAATTCCTTTGAAAGCTCATGTGGACTGTGTACAATTTTCATACGCTGGTTATTGGTCTGATCCAAAGCTCAAAATGAGCGTCAGCAGGATCAGGACAAACCCCTTTAACTTTCCATTGAGTGAGGTCAGACATAACAATTATGTCATCTACTTTAGGCACCACAGACAATGCCAAAGCTGGGAATATAGCAACTTTATCAATGCTCATAATTGTTATGTCGTCCCTCAAAAGCCAAGCAAATTTCTGTAAGCCACCGCCAAGATTGTCCATAACAACATCAATATTAGTGGAACTCATTATGATGGTATCAACGCCGTTCGCGGTTCTGACAGAATCGCCCATCTCCTGATATACAACCTTCTTTGTGAGGCCATACTTTACAGGCATCGGCCACTTGTCCTTAAGGGTTGCAGGGGCACTGAAAGCCATCTTATTGAAGCTCCATTGGTATCAATCTGGTTGTTCCAAAAGCACAGCTCCCATAAGCAGATAGCCAGCGTGAGATAAGAGGTGTTGCATAAGGATTGCTCTTGGTCGTGGAAGCTTTGCTGGTATCAAACTTCAGCGTTACTGATCCAGCCTTCAGTTCTGTGAGAGGGTCATCACCACTGGCTGATGCTCCAGCAGAACCGCCTTGAGTACTCATAATAAGAGCAATCTCTGCCTGAGCATTCTTAATGTTTACGGGAATAGGATCAGCGTGAGTTCTTGGAAACTCCATTTCCTGTGTAGACGAAATTTTCTTTCCATTCCACAGACACATAATATCAAGTTGCTGAGCGCCGGATATAAGTAGCTTCTCTTTCATTGCTGGATCAAGAGCGTTCCAAGCATCGGCGTTTACTTTGTTGTTGAAATACAAGTCAGCTTCAGCAACCGTTATATAAGAGTCTGTGTTTATCGTAACAGCCATTATAGCGCCTCTGTTAGCCTTTCAACCCAGAACGCTCCAGCGGTATCCTGATCAACAGCACCAAGTGCCCTGTATTTAATGAGGTAAAGATACTTCTCATCACCTGAGTTGTCCTTGATGAAATATACAGTGTCTCTTTGCCAATCAAGCTCAAGAATCCGGAAACCCTTCATACATTCAGAACGAGTTATCCGAGTAACAGCAACAGGCATTTCAGCCACATCGTTGAAAGGCTCGGCCTCATCACTTGAGGATATAGGGGCAAAGAACGCTGCAAGGTCAGCCTTCAGTTGATCAATTTTTGGTTGCTCATGCAGAGCGGCAAGTAATTGTTTATCAGGCATTGGTTTTCCTTAATTGATTATATTGTCAGTTCCATCAACAATGTTGTCTGTTCCATCTATGACGCTATCAGAAGATACAACGACAGGGACATTATTTACAACATCATGACTTTTGTTATAAGGTTCCTGCCCTGTTGCCTTTCCGCTTATCTTCTCATCAGGATTGTTCTTGTTATATGACCAAGAAACCACTTGACCGTTGGTTATTGGAGCAGGGGGTACAGGCATCGCAAGTGCAATGTATTTTCCGGTTACTGTAAGAGCAGAGGGAATAATTGGTGCTGCACCATCAATGATAATGGCAATTCCAAAATGAGCGTTTGGCTCAGCCTGCATATCTTCAGACCACTCCACCAAAATTCTGTGCGGGTTGTTTGCGGCAATAGTAGAAGACACCACAGCAGGAACAGCAACACCAGCGTTATTTGTGACACCATAGGTCTGATTGTCAGTTTCAATACTATGTGCTAATGATTGCCAATCGCAACCACCTTGATCATCATAAGCCCAAGTAATAACCTGACCTGCAACAAAGTCAGTAGGAAAGGTCAAAGCCCATATAGCAGGATCAGCTACATCATGGACAACTGTTTGAGGATGGATAGGAGCGGCACCGTCAATAATGACATTGAGCTGGTCTTTGATATCACAGGTCATTGTCATTTGTTGGTCAAACTGGACAACAATTCCATCGGGGTTGGTTGGATCAATTGTTGATGAGAGCACAACAGGAACGGCTGGAGGCGTAACAGCTCCACCTGACAAGCGCCTTCCAGCAATCCCTGTGTGATTTCTACAGCCAACAGGCCGTGACCTGCAAGTCCCAGTACCAAGCTTTCTGGTTCTGGTTCTGCAAACTCTTTTAATCCTCATCCTCATCCTCAGGTGTAATGTCAGCTGCGTCTTCAACAACGTTGCTTTCTTCAGAGAAAAGACTATTGGGACGATCCAACAAAGATTCCATTTCTGACTCTGGGACATCTGCAAAGATAACACCGTCTTCGTCTTCCTGAAGCTCATGACCAAAGGCAGTTACAGGGGAACCATCAATTGTTTCATACGTGCCAGTCCAGTACAAGCGTACAGTTGGCTCTTTTGCAATTGAGGGTGTTGCTTCACCGCCAAGAGCTTCTACTTCATCAGTAAGCTCAGCAATCTCAGTGTCTTTATCTCTTATCTCAGCGTTAAGCTCTGATACCAATTCACCAAGCTTGTCGAGCTTTTCTTCTAATTCTGCTTTTGTTGACATATGGATTTCCTGTGTTTATAATTAAGAAAAGACCGCTCACCTGTGGGTGATGAGCGGTCTGTGGTGCAGGGAGAACTCTTTATTACTGAAGGTCAGTAAGTCTTGCAACACCGAGCTTGTTAAAGACAGCAAAGTTACAATAAGACTTAACACGGAAAATGGATTGATCTTTGGTTTCCATATTGCCGATTGGCTGAACGGTTATTCCCATTGGGGTTGCTGTTGGATGAATCATAGCAACACCAACTTTGTTGGTACCGTCATCAAAGTTTCCGGCATAAGCAGAAGAGAAGGCACCACCTGTAAGAGCGGCACCGCCTGTAGTCTCTTTGGTTGGAAGCCAGTTATTTGTGAAGACAGGGATACCGTTAAACTCCATTACTTGGAAAGTTCGATCACCAGATTTCACTTCCATCATAGGCACGCCGCCAAGCTTGCGGTAAGCTGTACGAATCTTAAGTGCCTGTACGCCAGCCACCTGAATCCAATCAACCTGTCCATCTTTGGAAAGTACTTTCTGAGTAAGCGCATCAAGATCGTCAAAGATGTCACCGCCACCTGCTTTCACATACTGACCTGAATCAACCATGGAGTGCAGAGAGTTCATATTTGGATCAGCACCATCGCCTGTAGCCATTCCTTCCTGAATCTTACGTCCAACAGACTTTGATTTGCTGGAAACTTCCATTGCCATCAAATCGTTAATGTCTGATCCAGACTCGGCAAGCTGAAGACCATCCAGCTCTGCATCACCAATGATACGAGTGGAACGGTACAGAAGTGGGGAAACTTCACTTGGGGCTTTTGCGGCAATAGTTGCACCAAGACCGTAGAAGTCAGCGTCTCCAAGAACCTTTTCTTTGTTGACGGTGATTCCTGATCCTGCATAACCATTCCAAGGCATTAATATATACATTGGGTTGGTTGTAATAATTTCCTCGGCCACGCCTTTTACAAGCTGGTCACGGGTTCTGAGAATGAATTCTGCGAGTGTCATACTAGGCATTTGAAAATCTCCTGAGTTAAAATAAGAACGGCACCATATAATATATACGGTGAGTGTATACGATTATATGGTGCCGTTGTTCAACGAAACGCTCAGTAACTGTTCAGCAACCAAGCTCACACATTTGTATAAGCCCCACCCTGTTCAGGTATGAAGCGTATACCAGTAACTTATAAATAAGCATTTTATCTCGGATTTTCAGGAAAGTCAAGCGTTATTATCGCTTACGATTCCAAAGAGTTACAAGGGTTATTTACTGAAAACCTCTGAGCGTTTTGGTACGTTTATTTGGAAAGAGCGGCAAGACCTTCTTTGATATTGTCCTTTGCAGACAATTCTTCTCCACTGCCTCCATTTCCACCTCCAGCGGTGTGACCGCCACCGCCACCAGCTTCTGATTTTAATATTGCGTCTTTGTTTGGGTAAGCGTCAATCAGCATCGATAATGCTTCGTCAAATTCAGCAGGTTTTCCAGCATTCTCTCTGGACAATAATACATTTCCAGCAGAATCAACAGCAGTTCCATCAGGTTTAAAGGATTTTCCAAACGTTGCCAAGGCAATATCTGGAGGTAAAACGAGCTTTGCGGCCACTTTTGAAGTTGCAAACTTGGCTCCAGTGGTGGCATTGAACAGGCTTCCATTAAGTTCTTTCTTCTCTGTTTCCCAAGTCTGCGCTTTCTCTTCCCAAACTTTATTGATATTGTTGGTCAAAGTCTCAATTTCCACTTTGTTCTTGTCATCAATGGAATCCACTTTCGTTGTCAATTCACCGTTGGTTGCTTTTAGTGTATCAATTTCTGTGGTAAGGTCACCAATTTTCTTCCTTCTGTCATTTGATTCTGTCACAAGAGAGTTGATTTTCTCATTAGCACCAATTGCATCAACCTCAAATTCCTTGTCACCGTCCTTTACCAAAGGCTTTCCAGCGGCTCCAATCTTAATGTTCCCTGCTTCTGTTAATACGTATTCCATTATGTTCTCCTTCTGCGCGCCTGTAAAAGCGCTTTCTGTGTCACCTTCAGCTCATCTAAAGGTATTAAGTTCCCTTCTTTATCAACAAGTTTCTTAAAAGATACGTCACCTTCTCTTACCAAATTGGCTCTTGTACGTCCAATTGCGTTGTTCTGCCAACGCTTTCCTTTGCTTTTCCACCAATCAGCGTATGATTCGTTTAGTCCAAGACGCTCTTTGTTCTTGATACTTCTATAACCGCCCTTCTCAGTAACAAGAGATTTCTGCTTGTCTCCCCGTCTTTTATGCACTCTGTTGTAAGCCCAATGTTCACCTGTGGGTTTGAATCCGTGTTTCTTGAGAAGTTTGTTTGTTTCGTCCTTAATATTTTCCTCTTCATCTTTGGAAATACCAAGAAGTTCGTGCCAACTTAGTGGAACTGGACGTATAATACACCGACAACGAGGATGAAGAGGGCAAGTTGGAAGAGAGTCCAATTCAGAAGAGAAGCTTCCATCAAGCGCTGAACAACGCGGACAAGTGCCTCTACCAGTTTCCACATTGCCGTTCTCCATTATTGCCGACCATTCATAACCTTTAAGTACGTTCTTATTGGCTTTGAATATGTCTTTATGAGCTTTTGCACTTACAGACTGCATATAACTTATAGCAACTGTCTCAATATCTGCCTTTGTTGTGTGATGATTAAGGTGTGTCTTAACAAGTTCTCTCACTGCTTTCTTATAACCAACGCCTTTCTCCTTCAATTCATTCATATCTTTAAGCAGTTGAGGGCTTATAATTGCGTTTCCAATCCAAGATTCCAGACGACTATTTGCAATTGTGGCTGTCTTTGCCAGAGCCAAAAGCTGTTTCTCTGACATTGACACCTTCTTGTACTCTGTAAGAAGATTTCCATAACTAACAAACTCATTTGTGTCTTTATAAGCGTAGTGGCCAACTTTTGCAGTTGCCTTTGCCACGTTCCTTTCCAACACCTTTACCAGCTTGTTAAGCTCAGAAAGTGTTGCTCTCTTGCTTAATAACGACCGCCTTTTTGTGAAAGCGCGTACTTTCTTCAGCAAAAGAGCAACAGCAACCCTTTCAAAAGCTTCCAGCTTCTTCTTTTGGTCAATCAAACGTATGAAATAATACAGATTACTTCTTAACGTCTTCATTCTGAGCCTTCACCTTTGCCTTTGTCGCCGCTCATATCGTCAAAGCCTTGCATTGCGGCCAACTTCTCACGGTTTTCCTGTTCCAAATCTGCCGCCATATCTTCCCAATCAAGATGCTCGTCAAGAACAGCTCTTCTTCTGAACTCGGAAAAGCACGCCTGAGCTGAGAGAATACCTTGATCATGAGCTTTTAATAGCATTGACAGCAGATTTGGATCTGCAATTCCAATAAAGAAGTCAGTGTTGACCTCCAAACCTCCTTTTGGAAACTCAAGATCCATCATGTCACAAGCAATCTCAAACGCGCTTTGTAATGTTGCTTGTAATTCCAAACCCCACTCAGCAAGACTTGAATTTGCTTCCTGTGAAGTAAGCGTTTTCTCAGTTGCTGTCATATTTCCGGCTCTTGGAACAAGTTGTTGCAGTCCGTACAACGCCATTTTGGCTTCCAACTCTGTCAAATCCACTTGTCCAGCGGCAATTGCTTGGCCTGAATGTTCGACATACTTCATATCTGAGCCTTCGTCATCAGAAACAACCATTGTTGCCACGCCAACAGGCATCTTTTCAAGTTCGATCTTCCTGCCAAACAGTATTGGAACTCTCGCAACATTGAGAATATTGGTTTGATGAGCCTGAGAAACCCAATGAGCTTTGTTAAGCTCTGCAAGGTCATCCATTGGTGGCGCTCCTGTTACAGGCGTCCACTCTTCAGAGGGAATAAAAGACACAAGAGGTATGACATCAGTGTTGAATTCACCTTTATCAATACTCGTTACTGAACCATCAAGAGCTTCTTCTACAACTTCCCACTTTCCAGCCTCAAGAATACGTATTCTCTTCATGATTTTGGTGCCAAAACGTCCATTTCTTACAGCAACGCTTTCCAAAATACGTACAAGAACGACTTTTCCAGTTTCATCTTCTACTGTTCCAAGAATATCCTCAGGGCTTATGACTTTGAAATACGGTCTGATACCAAATTTCTTGTCATCTGCCTTTGTCTTTGCTCCTTCTGGGCGCTTTGGAACATCGATAAGTATATGGTTAACTCCTTTTGCAAGTCCAGAAACAAAGAAACGCTTAGCAAACACGTTGAACGCATTGCCTCTTGCATCAATTGAAGCTGTCCAATCTTCAACGTCATCAGGTACAGTCTCGTCAAATATTACATCTGTTTGGAAAACTTGACCCGCAAGAAAGGCGATTGTCTTCATATAAGCGTTAAGAAGCGTTGCTCCTTGTAAGCGGTTTGCAAATGCAGTGTTGGATTCAAGGGAATGTTGCGGCAAGAACTCTGAGCCTGCCTGCTTCATTCCGAATGTTCCTTGTGTTAAAGTTCTTGGTAAGAGTGTTCTTTCCAACCAAATTTCCATATTTCGTGAGCGCTTACTGACTGCATTTGGCTCTTCCAGCTTTGATACAGTCGTTTCCACTCCAATACCAACATCTTTTGTCTCTGCGGCATTTCCCATAATTATAAGTCCCTTCTTGTTGTGGTTGTCTTCTTTATTGGAAATAAGAAAGCAGGTGGATATCCGGCTGCGTCATTTCTGTCATCAATTGTTGCCGCTCCTGCAAACTTCTCTGGTAATCCTGTTATCTCAGAATACGCGTGTTCTTGTAACGCTTCTGTGGTTTTGGGACACGTTTTGGTATTGATCTTGAACAAATCATTAAACAAAAGACGTTGAAAAGCGTTTATTCTATCAACAATCCTTGGATTTGTTGACTTTGCCTTTATAAGAAACCCTGCTCTCTTTAATATTGCAATATCAGAAGGTGCCGCGTTGCTGTTTCCCTTGTCTCCAGTTGCGTCAGGATATATAGTTATTTGGTGTCCTGCGTAATCTTCCTTAAGAGTTATGGCCATCTGCTCTGTATCTTGAGCGGCAAACTCGTCCACCATTACCAAACCAAGCATTTTGTTCTGCGCTTTCCTTATTGCAGTCTTTGAGGGCATTGCAGACTTCTGCTTCTTTGTCATATTTGACCACTCAGTTATTCCTTTACATATGGATACACAGCTTCCACCGTAATTAAAGTCACAACCTGCAATAATTGCGTCATTCTTGCGTAACACTTGATTTGTGTTATGTCTTTCCTTATCAAAATAACTGTATACAGAGCCTGTGAAGATGTTTGTCCACCGTCCTTCAAGATAAGCAATACATTGTTCAGGTGTATAAGTGTCTCGCAAGTTCTTAACAAACGTCTCATCAAGGTTCCAATTGCTTGAGGAGGGAGCAATCACGTACTTATATCCTTCTCCAGCGTCTTTTTCCCACCTTTTATATGTGAATTTATAACCTTCAGGCGTGGAATAAGCTGAAACCATGTTGAAATGCTTGGTTTTGTCTGGGTGTTTCTGACGGTTACGAGCAATAA